TGAAGAGCAACTGCTCAGTGAACTGAAAGAATACATTGGTAACACATACAAGCAGCATTATTCTGCTGGCGATGATAAAATTCAAACCCTTGATTTGATTGAAGCATGTGGTGACGGAGAAGCATTCTGCCGTAGCAACATTCTCAAATACGCCTCACGCTACGACAAGAAAGGCACCGCCCGCATGGATATCATGAAGGTTCTGCACTATGCAGTTCTGCTTCTTAACTTCAATGACAAAAACGCACAGCGAGAAGATTACAACCAATGAGTACTGTAGCACTTTCCCAAACCACTCTGAATATTTTAAAGAACTTCGCCACTATTAACAATGGCATCATCATCAAGAAAGGAAACACCCTTCGCACTATTTCAAACGCTGAGAATATACTCGCAGCAGCGAATGTCGAAGAGTCTTTTCCACAGACTTTTGCGATATATGACCTTAATCAGTTTCTGGCTGGTTTATCATTGTTCGATAATCCTTCTCTCGTCTTTGATAATAATGATTATGTTACTATCAAGGATGGGCGCAGTCGTGTCAAATACTATTTTAGTGACCCTGAAATTACACTTAAGAATGCTCCAGATAAATCCGTAAAGTATCCTGGTTCTGAAATTCAATTCACTTTGTCTGCTGCTAACATCTCTGCTATTCAAAAAGCAACTGGTATCTATAAACTGCCTGACCTGAACATTAGTTCTGACGAAGAGATTGTTCTTTCTGTTCGTGACAATGAAGTGTCAACTTCCAACACGTATGATATCATTGTTCCTGGCACGTTTGAAGGAACGCATTCCCTTGACCTGAAAGTTGAGAACATTCGTCTTCTTCAAGGTGACTATATGGTTGGTGTTTCTAAGCATCACATTTCTGAGTGGAAACATCTTAACATTGACTTGACTTATTACATTGCGCTTGAACCTTGATGAAGAATTATTTGTGGGTGGAGGAGTACCGTCCTCATACTATTGAAGACTGTATCCTCCCTGATTCGTTAAAGAAAGTATTTACAGGATTTGTAGAGCAGGGGGAGATTACTAATCTTCTTCTGTCTGGTCCTCCTGGTGTTGGTAAGACTACAGTTGCCAAAGCATTGTGTGAACAGATTGGTTCTTCATACATTGTTATCAATGGTTCTGATGAAGGTCGCTTCCTTGATACTATTCGCACTCGTGTCAAACAGTTCGCCAGTTCTGTCAGTTTAACTGGTGGTGGTAAACATAAAGTCGTCATCATTGACGAAGCAGATAACACCACTCATGACGTTCAACTATCTCTTCGTGCCTTTGTTGAAGAGTTTCATAGTAACTGTCGTTTGATTTTTACCTGTAACTTTATCAACAAAATCGTAGACCCCCTTCACTCACGTTGCACAGTGGTTGATTTCCGCATTAAACCAGAGGAGCAGAAGAAGTTACAGGCAGTGTTCTTTGGGCGGTTACAGGCGATTCTAGACGCCTCTGGCGTGGCGTATGAGGACAAGGTGCTGGTCGAACTGATTCAGCGTTACTACCCCGACTGGCGCCGTCTGCTGAATGAAGCACAGCGCCACTCAGTTGGTGGTTCCCTTGACGCTGCTGTTCTTTGTGACATCGCTGACGTTAACCTTGACCAGTTGATGAAAGCGATGAAAGCAAAAGAATACAAGGTGGTACGTCAATGGGTGGTTGATAATATGGATAGTGACCCTAACACTATCATTCGTAAAATCTATAATATGTTGAGTGAATGTCTTGAAGGTGCTTCTATTCCTGCTGCTGTGTTGGTGCTTGCTAAGTATCAGTATCAGATTGCGTTTGTAGCAGACCAAGAGATTAATATGCTTGCTTGTCTAACTGAAATCATGGTGGAGTGTAAGTTCAAATGATTGATTTTAATAAAGTAAATTTTGAACAATTTTTTGGATGGGTAAATGCATCAAATACAAAATTATTGAAAAGTTCTGCTTTTAGAGGAACTCGATCTTTTTATACAGAATTAGCATTTTTTAAATATTCGGATAATCAACTTAAGCATGTTGGATTGGAAGAAAACGGAAGAGATTTTGTTATTAAAAAAACAAATGAATTAATTGAAATGAAATCTCTCTTTGGAATGTTTAAAAAAGATGGTGATTGCAATCCAATTACTTTAAAAAATTCTCATCCAAATACTAAACAAAAAAAAGTTCGATGGACAAAAAAGAGTATTATAAAAACTTTTGATTATATTTTTTTGGTTGATACCAAAAAAATGTCAATGGCATATTCAACTTGGGATTGTGTCTATAATCGTCTTGATGAAAGTTGTAATGAACCTAAAGTAGTTCTTAAAAAATCTGATTATACTATGATTGTTGAAAAAGTTGTACCATCAAAAGTAGATTATGATCTTGATGAAATGTTTTTAAAATACTCTTTTTTGTCCATCGAACTTTTTTTTGTTTAGTATTTGGATGAG